TGAAGTTTATAAATTTTATTCAAAAAATCATTTAATTAAAATTGAAGATCAAAATAATTTAATAAAAAACGATTTATTGCTTATAAATGGATTTAAATATGGAAGTCATTTCGCCATATATTTAGGAGAAGACAAGATACTTCATCATCCCATGAATAGTTTCTCTAAAATAGATAATTACTGTAATTTTTATAAAAGGAATACGGTTGCAGTTCTTAGAAGGAGTTAAAATGGTAAAAGTTAATTTACATGGTCGATTAGGCAAAGAAATAGGAGAAAAATGGGATCTTGAAGTTTCAAGCGTTAGTGAAGCTTTAAGAGCTATTGAAGCCAATACTGGAAAATTTAGAAAATGGATTTTGAGCAAAACTCAAGATCACTTAGAATATGCAATTTTAATCAATAAGAAACCATTAGATTTTACAAGTAAACCAAGCCTCGAAAATATAAAAGATACAGAAATTTACGCTAATTTTGGAAATAAATTAAAATCTATAGATATAATTCCAGTAATTGCTGGATCAGGAGGTGGCGGTGGTTTTATGAGAATTATTACTATTTTTGTTGGAGCTGCGCTCGTAGCTGCAGCTTTCTTTGCTGGACCAATGGCGCCATTTCTTGCTTTAGCTGGACTTTCTCTGATTGCTGCTGGAGTAACTAGTTTATTAGCTAAACCACCACCTTTACTTCCATTTAATGCCCAACAAGCCACTTCTCAAAATCAAGGAGCAGTTGGCCAAGGAGGAGGACCACAATCATATCTTTTTAATGGTCCAGTAAATACAGTTGGAGAAGGTGGTCCAGTTCCAGTAGGCTATGGAACACTAATGGTTGGTAGCGTTGCAGTAAATGTTTATTATCAAAATACTTATGTAGCAAATTTAAGACAAACGGACACTGATACAGGAAGCAACACTTTTACGCAAGATTTACCATTTGGTAAACAATTTTATTTTAATGAAGATATGATGTTAATAAGTCAATCTTCTAGTTATTTAAATACGGTATAATATGGCTACCTCTAATCTTTTAGCAGATGGATTCGAAGGAATAGATTTTATTTCTAATATTGGTGACGTATGGGGTAATCCAGATTTTCCAGATAGTTTTGCTGCTCAACATTTAGGAGGTTCACATACTTTATTATTTAGTGGAAGAGATTTTTGGGGCGTTAATGTATATGATACAGCTTCATTTTCTTTTAGTGGGTATAAAGGACCAAGAAATCCAATTATAGATCAAACTGGCTGGTATTGGAATCCAGGAAGTGGATTTGGAGCTGGCCTTAATGCTTTTATCGCGGGAAGTGATGGGCTTTGGCCATATAAATGGTTTTATACTGGTAGAGGCACTAGATTCCATTGGGATACTAGAGAAACAGTAAATGGTGGGCCCATGGGAACTAGAGCTAGTTTCACATGGCAACCATTTAATACAGGAACACCTAATTTAAGATCTGTTTTTGGTTTACAAAATTCAGTACCAATTGGTGAAGAATATAAATTTGCCAGTTCCAACCCAGACAATAATTCATTTTATACAAATCAAACTGTTGGTATTATTGATTTAATATCTGAAGGACCAATTGAAGGATTAGTTAGTGGTACATTTTTTTATAGTGTGTCAGGAAAAAATCCAAATGATATAGGCTATACTAGCGCTCAATTTGTTCCATATAGCACTTCGAATGCATCTCAATTTGCTTTTTTAGATCCAACAAGAATTGTTCCTCCAGAAGCAAGATCAATATTCTGGAATGACACACCAGTTGCTACACAGCAGGGTTATTTTAATTTTAGATATATAAATTATAAATATGATTACGGAAACAATCCGACGGCACATACAATTTCAAATCCAACAATTAGTTTATATGAAGATAGATACCATTATGATGGTTATCAAGTTGATCAATATAAATATCCAGTAAGAGCTGCTTCAACATCTTCGATTGGAGAGCGATTATATGGACCATCTTTTTATAGTGGAGTAGTATCTGGCGTTGCACCTGTTAAAAAATATTATGTATACAATACAGACGTTGAAGGAATAAAAATAAATATTAGAGTTGATTCTTTATATTCTACAATTCCATCGGGAACTAATGCTGGAGTTAATTTAAAAGCCCCAGCTCAAATTTTAGTAAGATTATGGAGAGTATTTTCTGATAGATCTGAAGCAGTAGCAGGTATGAATAGAGTGCAGGGCGATCCATTAAAATTTTCTGCCGATCAATTTAAAATTTTAGGTAAAATTGTAAATAATCCAAGTTTAATTCATTATACATTTTGGATTAGACCTTACGCTGAACAAGGATTTTTTTATGAAGTTGCAAAAGATCAAATAGGTTGGGCTGTGGAAGTAAATAAACTTTCCGCAGAATTTAATCAATCATTAAGAAAAAATACAACTTATGTTGATAGTATCACAGAAATTTATTCTAATAGATTTACTTATCCGAATGCCGCACTGATGTACAATAATTTTGATGCAAAATATTTTTCTAATGTACCAACGAGAAAGTATAAGACTAGACTTTTAAAAGTTAAAGTTCCAATTAACTACGATCCCATCGTAAAAAATTATAGTGGAGCTTGGAATGGTCAATTTAAACTTGCCTGGACAGATAATCCAGCTTGGTGTTTCTATGATTTAATAACTAACAATAGATTTGGACTAGGTAAATATATAGATTCAACATTAGTTGATAAATGGTCGCTTTACGAAGTTTCACAATATTGCGATCAATTAGTTCCAGATGGCTTTGGTGGACTTGAGCCAAGATTCACATGCAACGTTATGATTCAAGCTAAAGAAGAAGCATATAAAGTTATAAATGATATGGCTTCTATTTTCAACGGATTAGTTTATTATTCAGCTGGACAAATTTTTACAAATCAAGATAGACCAAAAGATCCAATTTATATTTTTAATAATAGTAACGTCGTAAATGGAGAATTTAATTATTCTAATAGTGCAAAAAGAGCAAGAAGATCAGTAGCATTAATTAGATTTAATGATGAAAATAATAACTATGATCCAGCAGTAGAATATGTAGAAGATAAAACTAGTTTATTAAAATATGGTATAAGAGAAGTAGAAGTTACAGCTTTTGGAGCCACTAAAAGAAGTCAAGCTAGAAGACTTGGGAAATGGTTTTTAACTAGTGAAAATTTAGAAACAGAAACTGTTAATTTTACAGTTGGATTAGAAGGATCATTCTTGAAACCTGGAGATATCATTAACATATATGATCAAAATAGAAGAAATAATGTTTTCGCTGGTAGAACTTTAAGTTTAAATAGTGGCTCATGTATATTAGATATTGCATATAATGCTACAAATTTATTTGCATTTACTGGAGCAGTAAATCCTATTTCATTAAGCATATTGACTCCAACAGATAATCTAAATTTAGGAACATATCTTGGAGATTTATATGCTACTGGATTTAATGTGACTTCGAGTGGAGCTTCAGGATTAAATTCTTCATTTTTTAGAAAATCTCAAATTCAAAATGTATTAATAAATAATCCACAAAATTACATATCTCAAGGAACAGGTAATTTTACTGGCTATATATCATTTTCATTTCCAAGTGGATTGAATAGTAGTGGATATTCATTACCACAAAATACAGTTTGGACAATTGACTTTGATGCAGCTTTATATAGTGGATCTAATTTTGGACTAAATAATAGATCACCAATTAATAATCCACAAAATTTATTATATCCAGGATGGTATTTAGAAGGATATTTGAATGATGTAGCCGCTTATAGAGTAGTAAATATAGAAGAAAAAGAAAATCACAACTTTTCAATATCAGCTCTAGAATATGTTCCTCAAAAATATACCGATATTGTAACAGGAGAATCATTGATTTCTGTTCCAGTGAAAAATCCAGCGCCGACAGTACCTACATTAAATGTTGGTATTATTTATAGGGACATAAGTGGTAATTTCAGTGCGAATGGAAATAATCCACCCTACTCGACCAACCAAAATGGTATTAATTCAGTTTACTATCAAATAACACCGCCTTCTAATTCTGGAATTGTAACGCAGTATAATATATATAGAAGTTTTGAGCAAAGCTTTAACATCAATACTCTTTCTAATGATTTGTTATTCGATATTCAATCAAATAATTTAAGAAATCAGAATTTTATACTACCAATTGTATCAACCACTGGAAATATACCAGCATTCTTTACCCCAACTGGAACAGGTACTTGGCATATAGGACTTTTAGCATTAAATGCTTATGGAGAAAGATCTCCACTAGCAACTGCCTCTATTAATCTAGCTAATCAAGCAGCAATAGCAGTCATACAAGCTTCTGGTATTAATGTAGTTGGAGGAACTTCATAATTATGAAATTAAATTTTAAAGATATAAATATTAATTGGAATGTATATCCTAATATTCCTTCTTTTTTAGAAAATAATTTTGATTTAATGTCAAATGTAACTTTTAATGTAAAAATACTTGATGAAAATTTAATTTTAATAAATGAAAAAAACAATATTCCTTCCGCAAAAATAAACAAAGCTGAATCATATAATTTATTTTATGATGTTAAAAATTTACCATTTGCACATGCCCAACCTATACCTATGGAATTATTGTTTTCAAATCCCAAAAGAACTCTAGAATCAGATTATTTTAATCAAAATATAAAACAAATTGTTGTACAAAACTTCATTTATCCATTTGAAGAAAATGCTAATGATTATTATTTAAAATATCAAAAAAACGGATTCTTTAAAAAATTAAATTTCTTTGTTGATTATAATACTTCTGATGCGAGACAAAATATAAATGTAGAATATAAAACAATTAATATGCAAGAAACTCCAATGGCAGATATTTTTACTAAAATATTTAAATCAGAAGATAATATAGCTTTAAAATTTAAAATAAATTTTGAAGAATTTAAAAAAACAGATATTACATCATTATTTATTATACCTTATACTCATGAAGGTGAATCTAAAACTCAATTAAAAGAGATGTATATATCTAACATTCAAAATAAATGGCTTAATAATTCTGATAATACTAAATTATTAACTATACCTTTTGAAGAGAATTTTTCAGTTATACAAGATATATTATCTTTAGAGATAATACCATTAAATAATGTTCAAACAGAAATAATTGAATTTTTCAAAAGTAAACTATCAAGATCAGATTTATTAGAGTTAATTAAAGAATTTTTTATAGATCAATTATATAAAACTAATTTAATTTATGGCGAAAGTTTATTGAATAAAATTGCTGGATTTTATCAAGGCTATTTGTATTTATTTAATAATGAAAGTTGGAACTCTATAAGCTGGCCTCTATCCGAACAAAATCTATTAGGAATAAAATATGCAAAATATTTTCCTTTAGCTTCCAAAGATAATATAGAAACTACTTCTTTAGAAAAAGAAATGCAAATTGAATCTTCTGTTTTAGAAATTCATGAGAATAATATACAAGATAATCTTTTAGGTTATAAAATAGACAATTCATTTAAAGACGTTAAAGATGATGCGATTTACTTTAAATCTAATAATATAAAATCTGTGTCAATTTTAAATGTCGAAGATCTTGAAAATAAAACTAAACTATATTTAGAATTTGTTACAAATTTTGACTTATTAAGTAATGTTTATATTGATAGTATAAGTAATGGATTATCTTTTATGCAAAAATATTATAAAAATATAAATGATCAAAATTATGCCACTCTATTATTTTGCTATGAATACGACAACAATTTAAATAATAGCCTTGAAACTAAAGCCCACACAATTCAAGGTAAAAAATTAATTAATTTTAATATTAGGCTTTATTAACTAGCCATAGTGTATTTTGAGCTACTCAATAATCCGCCAGGTCTTTGTTGCTCATTGATAACTTTAACTACTTCTGTTTTAATTTTTAGAGTTAATTCTTTTGCTTGTTCTATATCTCTTCTATTTTGTTCTGGATCATTAGATTTGCTTGTTTGATTTTGAGAAGAAGACTCAGATGAAGATTGAGTATTGCTTAAATTAACTGTTATATTGATATTATTATTACTAGATGAAGAATTTGAAGACTCATTATTACTATATTCAGGAGAATTTGTTACCATTCCGCCATCAGCAAATTTTCTTATTTTACCACCATTTAAATCATCAAAGAATTTTCTTCCATAAGTATTAACCGCATCTTTTCTCATTACATATTCACCACCCATAAGCATAGCTGGAATATCGTCTTTACCAGATGATCCACCTTTAGCAAAACCCATAAATCCACCATCTTTAACATATGTAGCATATTTGTATGGATTAACGTTATAGTCTCCAGCAGAAGTTTGATTAGCTGGTGTAGCTCTTTTTACTGTTTGGGAACCGAAACGATTTCCTGCCATGAATGGATTTCCTCCACCAGGACTTAAATATTTTTGTAATGCTGGAGCACCATATGTAGAAAATGCTCCTGCTCCTACAGACATGCCAGCTTGAACAAATGCCCCAATTATATTATTTCTTTGTTGATTGTTAAATGCATCTTGTTGTTCTTGATTAATTTGATCTATTCTTCTTTTTTCTTCTCTATTAGCTTGTATTGTTCCAACAATAGCTTCTCTATTTCTTTCGTAAGTGTCTATTCCCTCTTTTAAATAACTAGCTATCATTTCTCTATTTTGTTGATTTATTTGATTTTGAGGATCATTTTCATCAAATAATGCCATTTGAGATAATAATGGATCGACAAGGTAAGTTCCAGCTGTAGCATAGTTACTATCTGCTGTATAAAATGCTGCTAGATTCGCTCTAAACGCACCACCAGAAGCAGTATTTGAAGATGCTAATCTAGAAAATGCATCACTATAAGTAACATCTGAACCTTCATATATACTAGCTAAAGATCTTCCTAATTGCTCTTTGAGATTAGCATCTACTACTCTGCCAGTATCAGTTTCAGAAGCGGGATTCTTATTAGAATTTCTTAAATATTCTGCAATTAAATCTTCGCTTATAGGATCACCAACACCACCTAAAGATCCTCCTCCAGCTAAACCTACAACTCCACCTTGATTTAAATTATTTAAGAATCTTGTTCCATATTTATTAACAGAAGATTTTTTAATAACATATTCACCTTTACTCAACATTGCTGGAACATCATCTTTTGTCCCAGATCCGCCTAATACTTTTCCTCCTGTTGAAAATTCTTGAATATATCCACCTTTCGCACGACCTAAAGGAGATTTAAAAGCGCTTGGAACTCCTCCAACTGAACTAAATAAAGAATTAAATAAAAGATTAGTGCTCATTTCTAACGCTAATTGTTGTATTCTTTTACTTATGTTAGTTGCCATTGTTCTAAACGCGTCACCTACTGTTTGAGTCCCATCTATAACCGATTGGAAAGCATTATTAAATTCGCTCTTCATTGTTCTTGCTGTATCAGAAGCAATTCCATTTAAATCTCTAAATGCATCTTGTGTTCCATATGTCATTTCATCTGAAAATGAACTAAACATATCCCCTATATTTCCTCCGCCACTTCTTATTCTGTCTTCTCTTGCTCTATTTTGTAATTGTTTATATTCATCTGCAAATATAGTTCCTTCTTTAAATGAGGCCACGGCTTTTAAACTATCTGCAGCAGCAGATGCAGCATAATTTAATTTAACTATATTATCTCCAAGTTCTTTTTTAAGTTGAGTTTCTTTTTCTGTATAAATATTTAACGCTTCAGTTCTAGTAGCAGTATCGCCTATTGATAATCCTAATTCTACTAAATTTTTAGTTGTCATACTAGCTTCCATGCTAGTTTGTTGAATTCCAATTTGTAATTCTGCTAAAGTTCTATCAGTTAAAACTCCGCCTTCTGCAATCTCTTGCGCAGCTTTTTTATAAACTTCTCCAAATTTTCTTTCTAATTCAAGTCTTTTTCTTGAATCTGCTGTGCCTCCTAAAATTCCTTGCATTGCAGCTGTATTAGTGCCTCTAAAAATATTTTCTGGTAAAAATTGCGCGCCTTCATTTGTTTTTAAAAATTCTTTAAGTACATTACCAAAATCACCTTGTTGAATAAATTGTGCGGCTTGTTGTCTTTGAGCAGCGTCTTCTGAAAACAATTTTATTGTTTGCGTGGTTAAATTAATATAATTTAATTGTGCATCTACTAGTTTTTTAAATGTTTGGTCTACTATTTCAGATGATTTTCTTAGATTACCAAAAACGTCTTGTAACGCTTTACCTTTTTCTTCTAAAGATTTATCACTATCTATTATTGCTTGTACTGAATTTGCTAATTCTAAACTTTTATCTTTTTGTAATTTTCCAGAATCTCCCAATTGAAGTATAAAGTTTTTTAATCCTTTTCCAGAATCTTGGATTGATGTTTGCAAATCTTTTTCATAAGCTTCTCTAGTTTGATCAATTACTGTTACATTACCAAGGTCATCTACTATTTGTTGTACTTTTTGTGATCCAAATCCAGCTGGAGCTGCCCCAGCTCCGCCTACATTAGTCGTATTGAATCCAAATATATCATTTTTTGCAAATTCATCTATACTCATTGTGGCTTTATCTGCTGCAATTGATGCTTCTGCTATAGATTTTGCTACTTGATCATTTATTCCATAATATTTTTCTGAAGCTATAGTTAATGCATCAAATGATTTTAATAAACCATCTTGTTGAGATATTAAATCTCCAATATATTCTCCATTTGTTGTTTTTATTGAACCTAATTGCCTTAATGTCTCGGTTAAATCTAAATTTTTAGCCCCATCTTTAAGTTGTTCATTGGTGGTTTGTATGAATTGATTTACAAAATTATTAGAAGCAATTTCATCATTTGCTCTTTGTATTGCAGATTGTAATTGTCCTTCTGTGCCAGATAATCCAGCTAATAATTCTTTTTGAATATCTTCACTTACAGATGATAAAATTCTATTGAATGCCGCAGATCTTTGACCTTCTAATTTACTTAATTCATTTGGAGTGGCTTTTATTGCTCCAGCTTCTACTCCTGCAATTTTTTCTCTTGAAGTTAAAAATGCCTGAATATCTTCAGAAAATCTTGCTACTTTATTGCCAGATTCTCTTGAATTTTTTGCAAACTCTTCTGATCTATCATTTAATTGTTTAAATGCTTTAGTCAAACCAATCGTAACTCCAATTAATCCACCAATTGCTGCGCCCAATGGACCAAATAAAGCTCCTGTCCCAGCGAATGCTGCTGTATCACCTAAAACTGTTGTTCCAGCTCTAGCATATCTATTATTTGGCATAAATTCTTGCGCGATTTGACTTACTATTGGAACAGCTATACTTGCGCCAATTCCGATTCCTTGCAATCTTCCAGCTGCATCAGCTCTTCTTTCTCTTGCTGCTTCTAATCCACCTCGAGCTATTTCTCCACCTCTTCCTCCAGCAGCTGCTCTAGTTTCTAATTGTTTTAGAGATTTAGATCCCGTTATTAAATTTCCACTTGCAGCAACTAACGCGTCAGTTTCAACTACTAATCTTTTATAAGAAGCGTCTGCTCGAGTCAATGTATTTCTTACTTTTTCTGTACTCGTATCAATTAAATCAAATCTTTTAGCAAGTTGCGCTAGTTCTGTATTAGCTTGATCAAAAGTTAATCTTCCATTATAAACACTTCTTGCAAGAGCTGCAAAAGCTGCATTAGCTTCTTTAGATGCGGGTAAAGCTTCTGGTCCAGCTTCAGTTTGAGTAGCTGAATATAAAGCAAAATTAGGAATTAAACCTTTAGCTGCACCTGCTCTGCGAGCATTATTTAATGAACTATATCTTGAAATTCCTTGAGATAATCCTCTTGGTTCATCTTTAGTATTATAAACTCCAAGACCACTAGGATTCATATTAGACATTAAAGAATTACTTCTTCCAACTCTTATAGAATTTGGATTTACGCCAGCTTTCTTTTCTCTATTTATTGCGTCATTTAAAGCATTTGCGAAATTAGGAACAAATCCTCCAGAAAGATATTCAGAGTATGGAAGACTTGGATCGAAATTAGAATTGTAAGCTTTTTTAATAATACTAGCAATTGCACCAGGACTGCCAGTTAATTTTGCATCTGCTTTTTGTAGTTGTTCTCCAAATTTAAATCTCTTTTTAAAATTACCTGTAGCAGGACCTGCTTCTTCGAAATCAAATGGTCTATTATCTTCATCATCAATAGATCTTATAAATTGTTTAGGAGTTTTTGTTGCGAGGGCAACTGCCGCTTCAAATATAGAACCTTCTGCTGTAGATGGTATTAATCTTTTTCCCTTTAATGCGCTTCGAACATCATTTAATGCAGCTGGAGAAGATTCCTCATCTCTCAAAACTGTACCAAGATATTTATGAGTTAAACTTGCTATTGGATCAAGAAGAGCTTCATTTACTAAATTAGTAAATTCACTTGGTCTTTTCTCTAAATTTCCTTCGAGACTTCTAACTTGAATATTAGAAAATGTAATACTTTTACTTGCTAATTCTGGATTATTTTTAACTGCTCCACTAAAAGCTTTTAAGTTTCCGACCTTAGTTGAAGCTGTTGCATTTTCTACTCCAGCAGATACAGAAACAACTCCTAATCTTCCTTTAGTATCATAAAAACCTGAATCATATTCTTTTTGTTTTACTGCTTTTTTCTGTGCGCTTAATTCCTTTTCTGGTTTCCAATTGGCATCTCTTGCTGCTTTTTCACTTATTGTTCCATTTGCAATTAATCTTGGAATTTGATAATTATTATAAGATGATACATTTCCATTTTGATCTTTTATATTATAAAATGTTTTTGCAAAATTAGGGATAAGTCCAGCGCTTGCGTAAGGATTAAATCCATGTTTAGCAGAAAATGATTCTTTATAATTTTTTCCAGCTTTACTTCCTTCTGGAGGCATAATTGCTGGTTGAGAAAATCCTGGCATTCTTTTTACTGTCTCTGCTGAATTATAAATAGTTTTTCCTACTCCAGGAATATTCATTTCTTTAATATTTCCTGGTTTATATCCTCCAGCTAAAGCACCATAGATTTCTTGCATTACAAAATTTGGGATAAATCCATCACTTCTTGTAGTAATTTGCCCACCTTTAACAGTTACTCCTCTACCAACTAATCCGCTAGTAATTGAACCAGATAAAGCCGTGGCTTGTTGTCTTAATGCGTTTTGTTCTCTTAAGACTCCTAATATTCTATTTTCTACATCTAATATTGTAATTTGTTTAGAAGCTATTGCTGAAAGAAGTTGTGGTTCTTGAGAAAGAATACTCGAAATTTTTCCTTCAATAGCAGCTCTATCCGCAGCTTGCTTGCCAATACCTAGTAATGTTTTAGCTGAAGTAGCAGCAAATTTACTTAAATCTAAAAATAATTTTCCAATAACAGCTGTTATTAATAATAATCCTGGACCAGATATAAAAGTAGAAAGACCACCTAAAATTCCAGCTCCAATTTTAGCTCCAACGCTTTCTGAATCTTGATTAGCTAATCCTTCTAATATATTATTTACATTTTTTAATGTGCCTTCGATTGCTGGTTGAAAAGCTCCCGCACCAATTTTAGCTCCTAATTGAGTGAAGTTTGTTAGCGTTCTACTTGTTAAAGCAGATAAAGTTTCATTTAATGCTTCATTTCGTTTAATGGCTTGATCAGTTGCACCCCTTGAAGTATTTAAAGCATTATTATAAACAGAATATTCTTTACCCAAATCACCTAAAGCAGCTTTTAAAATATTAATCTGGAAAACACCACCAACACTTTCTGCAACTTGTGATCTTTGAGCATCAGAAAGAGTATCAAAAGTTGATGATAATTGTTTTAAAATATCAATTGCTGGACGAGTGCTACCATCTAAATTACGAACTTCTAAGCCTAAGTTTTGTAATTGATCTAATACTTCTGGTCTAGCAACTCTTGTAAAAATAGTCTTTAATGAGTTACCAATAACTGCGCCACCTCTAGCAGTAGTTTGTTGAACGCTTGTTACAATAGCTAACAATTCATCAAACCCAACTCCTGCGTCTTGAGCAGAACTACCAACTCGTTGAATTGCATTGGCCAAATCAGCAGAACTAACAGCAAAAGCTGCGTCAACATTTGCTAATTTATTAATAATAGTTGTTGAATCTAAGGCTGTTTGATTAAAACTGTTTAATGTAGCTGTTAAAGCTTCTACGCTAGAAACAGTATCTAATCCACTTAATCTAGTTAAAATTAAAGCATCTCTTGTTCTTTTTAGTGTTTCTTCTACGCCAAGACCTTGACGAGCTAGTTCTGTTGCAGCTTCTGCAACTGATTGAAATGATTGTCCAGTATCTTTAGCTACTGTGAATAAATCTGCACCAAATTTTTCTAATCCCTTTGTTGTTGTATTTAATATAATATTAATATCAGTAAGAGATTTTTCGACATCTATTGTACTCTTGATTAAACTAACAAAAGCTTTTTCTACAGCAAAAATTGCTCCAGCACTAGCACCGAATGCGATAACACGAGCATTAGAAGCGTCCAGTGACTTTTGGAATTCGTTAGAAGCTCCAGTAATTCGGCCTAATGGCTGAGTAAAGGCCTTTTCATTAAATCCTTTGAATTTAAAATCGCGAGACAAAGCACTTTGAATATCTTTTTCAAGTTGCCTTGTATCTGCACCTACAGAAATTGTAGCTGACGTTCTTGCCATTCCTTATACCTTTCCTGTAATAAATTACACGAAAATATAAGATATTTAATTAAATTCCGTGGAGTTTCATGAGGTCTTCCATACTTAAAGTACCGCCTCTTTTCTTTGCTTCTTCAGTTAGACTTATAGTGTTAGATTCATCTAATCCAGCCTTTTTAAGGTCTTCTTTAGTTGCACCAATAATAGAAGTAGCCACAGTATCAGCTTTATTACTAGCGCCCTTTTCTAGCAGTTCCTCTACATTTTTACTGCTCTCTAACCATTCTATTAGCTTTTCTGGGTCTTCGAAATATTCATCTGCTGGCTTATGTTTTGCATAGCTTAATTGATTTTTGAAATATTTAGCATAACCAAAAATTTCAATTTGATAAAATGTTAAATATACAATACTTTTGCCATACATATAATAAGGATTATCATCAGATATATTAAAAAGTGTTAAATGACTATTTAATAGAGATATTTTCTTTAAATTTTTATCATTATAAATTGATAGTTTATCATTATAAATTTGTACTAATTTGCTAATATCCACATTTTCAAGTTCATCAAATTCATTTTGAGAAAAGAAATTCTCTTTTAAATCAGAGTCTTTATATAAAGATATAAACATATAATATTCATTAATCTTTTTATTGGCATAATCCTCTGCGGTAAATCCTATTAATTCTTTTTTTTCTAAATTTAAATTTAATAGCTTTTTTTCTTCGTTAGTTATTTGTTCGTTTATAGCTTTTAATTCCTGTTCTCGGAATAGCTTTAATTTTGTTTTCTTTAAACCAGTTATATATTCTTTTATCTTTTTAATTTCTTTATTTTTTTCTTCAGACCAAAGTTCTTCTTTTAATATATATGCCTCTTGATCTGCCAAAGAAGGAAGTTTATTTTTTAAAGCCTTATGGTAAAATTCTTCTTTTTTAAGGTCTACGTCTCCAGAAGATACGGAGTCCATGTGCTTAATATATATTAATTTATCGTTTAAATATGTTTTAGAGTATCCTTTTAAAATATCTACTAAGTAAAGTCTTAATAAATTTTTATTATCAATTTGCACTCTTATTTTCTTCTAAATTAAATAGCTTTTCAAATTCTTCTTGTGTTGAAGCTCTGCCCATATACCAGAAACTAATAAGAAGAACTAATTTTTGACATAACTTTTCAAAGAAAGGATCGCTTGTTTCCTCTAGTTTATCATACTCTTTTAATTTATCCTCAAATGTACCATCTCCAAATACTGGTGAAAATGCACCATTATCATTGTCTTTATAAGAAAGATTAAGAACCCAAAACATTATAGTTTTATTTCTCGCTCTATTTTCCGCTGTTTGATCAAAAAGACTAGCTTGAGCGAACTCATAATCTTGAATTTTTTCTCTAGATTCAGCTATATCTTTAATTAAATTATTATATTGAAGCTCTTCTTCTTTACTTTTTTCTTTAACAGATAATCTTTGAAATTCATTTTGCAATTGAAATAGTTTTAGATATAAACTAGTATATTGCTCTTTATCTATTTCGCTAAAAATTCCACCATCATTAGTAAATCTTTTAGCTAATAAAGCTCTTGTTAAAAGACCAGCTTTAATGCCTTCTGATAAACGAACTCCATAGAACAATTCTGCTTCATCAAATAAACCTCTGTTTGGTTTTTTGATAAAATATTTTTGAGGTAATTCTTTTTTTACATTTTTAGATACTTGAATTTCTTCACCTTTTTCATTCTTTTCGTTAGTAGTTTCTTTTACTTCTACCTCTTTATTTATCGAAAACTCGTATAGTTTTTTCATATTTTTAAGCTCCAGTTTGTTCTCTTTCTAGTTTTTGAAGAAAATTTTTAATTTTAGAAAAATAAACTACCCCACCAATTGTTTTAATAAATTTATTTCTTTTTTCTTCATTCCAAGAATCGTAAAATTTTAAAAAATTAGAATTAGTCAAATTTGAATAATTTGGATTCTTTATACCAAAATCTTTTGTTAAAGACCTTTGTATAGATTGAACGGACAAATTACTTTGAATAATTTTTTCAATTGGAATAGCTTGATAAAGATTAAGTCTTTTTTTCATTTTAAATTAATATCAATTGTATTGAAATATTCCTCTATTTCTCTTATTGCATCGTTGGCGTTATCAAGGACTCTTTTACGTATTTTTGCATAAGCTTCTTCGTTAATATTATATCCAGAATCAGATAGATCTTCAAGAATAAAAAAGAAATTTTTATAGATATTTGTTATCTTGCGCTTTATTTGAAATAAAGTTAAATCTTTAATTTTATGCTCCATATACCTTTAACCAACCTTTACCTTGACTGTATTTACACAAAAAATAACCCCCGTGGAAACGGGGGTTATCTTTATAATTTGTTCTTAACTATTAGGCTTGACCACTGATGAACAACCCGCGAACTG